TGATTTCATAAGTTGCTCGTGTGTTTCCTGTAATTGTCGTGATTGTTCAAACAACATATCTTTGAAATCTTGATTCTGCTTGATAACGTTTAGAATGGACTCAGTATTCATTGAATTTGGCTCCTTTTCTGATTCAAATATGTTTTCTTCATGAATGGCGCTTTTTTCGCGCAAAAAAGCGCATTTTGCTCTGTGACGATAAAGGTTTTGTCTACAACTATATCCTTTTCCACATTCGCACCATACTGCATTGGCGCTTTTTTGTAGTCCTCTTGTAGTCATCAAATGTTTTGCAGTGGTTAAATGTCTTGTGTAATCACTTTTTTTGCTGCTTCTAAAGTTGCATTCTTCACATATATATTTTTGGTTTTTATTAAATCGTAAATTTGTAGTCATTTGTAGTCCTATTATAGGACTACAAAAAAAACGCCTTAAATCCTTTTTAAAAATATAATTTTTTAACGATGCAGCGACAACTAGAATTAAAAAATTCGTATTTACAGCATAATGCTTTAAAATGAAAAATTGCATTTTTTTGAAAAAGTTTTTTGGGTCGAAAAAAAAAAATGGACAAAAATTTTTGTCCATTTTTGAAAATTTCTGTGGCAAACTTGAAAAATTTTTTAACGTTTTTTTCTTTCACTGCATAAATATAAAAATATATACATTATTAATTATTTATATAGCAATAATGTATTTGTATTATTAGAAAACTGTATTATTCGTAAAATTAACTTTTATTTGAAATCATATATTCTTGTATATTGATTTCATTAATATTTCCTATACAATATTTTGATAATTCATCAATTGCATAAGCATCTCCGTGACCTTTTATACTATTAAATTCATCTGTGGCATCTTTTAAATGATATTTTTTTAATATTCGAACGCCACCAGGATGAGAACTTGCATATTTCGTGACATCAAAATAATGCTCATCGATTATTATTACTATATTTTCATTTGTCATAATATAATTTTAATATAAATTAAAATTGATATAATAATTATATATTATTTTCAGATAAGTTATGTTAAGAAAAAATCAATCGAAAGCTATTTATGCATCAAAACAAAATAACTTTCAATCTGGTGTACATTTCCATGCTACAGGTACAGGCAAATCGTGGATTGCTTTGGAGTTAATACTTGAATATAATTTACAATACCCAAATAAAAATATATTATGGCTTTGTGAGCAAAAATCAATTTTGATTGAACAATTTAATAAAAAAACATTAAAAACTAAAGGATATCAGGATGTTAATAAAACATTTTTAGTAATTGATTATACCGAAAATAAATCTTCTGATTGGTATCAAAAAGTAAATAGTGCAACTTTTTGGAAAAAGCCAATATTATTGATTATAAATAGACAATTTTTAGTATCGCAAAAAAAATATGAAAAATTAAGACTATCGATTGATTTAATTATTCATGATGAATGTCATTCTATTCAAAATAAAACAACTCAAGAGTTTTATAAATTTATAACGCAATCTAATTCAAATGTCAGTTGTTTGGGATTCTCAGCCACCCCCTATTTAGAACATGCACCATTCAATAAAATACTAAGTGAATATACGATATATGATGCATTTTGTGATGATGTAATAGTACCTCCAAAAATAAAATGGATAGATTCTAAGGAAACAATAACAAATAAAGAATTTATGGATATTTGTAAAAAAAATATTGATAAATTACATTACAAAAAAATTATAGTATGGTGTGGTATAATTGACTATTGTTATCAATTATCTGAATTATGGAAAGAACATTTTTCAGATTTTACTGTGTGTTTAGATACCAGTATGGAATCTAATAGTGAATATGAAATTTACGCAGAAAAAGAAAATAATGCTATATTATTTTGTGCCTGCAAACATAGAGAAGGGTCTGATATTAAGAACTTAGATGCATGTATTTTCCTTGATAAAGTTGAAAATAGAAATGCAAAAACATTTATTCAATGTATAGGTCGTGTGTTAAGAAAAGATTCTTTATTAAAAAAAAAATATGGTTTAATACTAGATTTAAAAGCACAAAGTTGTATTAAAATATGTGATAGAATGAATGAATATTTAAATTGTAGTTCAGGTTTTCCTTGGAAATATAGTTATAAAGAACAAAAAATAGATTATAAAAAATATATAGAACATGAATTAATTTTAAAGAAACCAGAATTGCATGTTATGCCTTGTCAAAAAATGTTTCATAATCAAGTTTCCATTTGTGAAAGATTTGTAAAACAATGTCCTTCAAATAGTATATATAAAAAACGTTTGAAATACGAATTACAGGTTATAGATAATAAAAATCTAGCAGGTTATTTAATAAGGGCTGTTGAAATATTAGAACTTACGAATTATATACCTCATGTAACAAGAGGTTCATGTGGTTCATCGTTAGTATGTTATTTATTAGGAATAAGTAATGTTGATCCAGTAGAACATAATATAAGTTTTGCAAGATTTTTAAATGAATATAGAGATACATTACCAGATATTGATTTTGATTTTCCCCATTATTTGCGCGATGAAGTATTTTTAAAACTAGAATTAGAATGGCCTAATCAAGTGGCCAGAATAAGTAATCATGTTCATTGGCATGAAAAGTCAGCATTACGAGAAGGATTAAGAAAAATCGGAATAAATAAACAAATACCAAAGGAAGAATTATTTCAGTTTATAGAGAATTTATCTGAAAATGAAAAGCAAAAAGTGTACGATTATCAACAAGAACTAGATAATACATTTCGACATTATTCATTACATTGTGGAGGTATAGTATTCTTCCATGAAGGAATTCCAAAAGAACTTCAATTAAATAAAAAAACGCTAAGTCAAATAGTTTACGATAAAAATGACGTTTCAAAAACAAAAAATTTTAAAATAGATATATTATCTAGTAGAGGTATTAGTCAACTCATTAATATAGTAGGAAAAAATATAGACTTTACTGATTGTCCTTATGATGAAAGAACATATCAACTCTTACAATCAGGCAATAATATTGGTGTTACATTAGCAGAATCTCCTTTAATGAGAAAAGCGTTATTAATGTTTAAACCAAAATCAATATCCGATATAGCAATATGTCTAGCAATTATACGACCAGCGGCAAAAGATGCTCGAGTTCAAGACAATGATATCGATTTTGAAACAAAATTTGTATTTGACGATGATGCAATTACAATGTTATCAGAATATTTACATATTGATGAAGAGTTAGCAGATAAGTTTAGACGTTGTATAGCAAAAGATAAATGGGAAGATGACATGAAAGAAAAATTTGACTTACTATTAAATAGATTGGAACCAATAAAACAAGATTATTTACTCGAACAACTTAGAAATTTACGTTTATACAGTTTTTGCAAGTCACATTCATATTCATATGCACAATTAGTATATAAATTGGCATACCAAAAAGCACATAATCCAGCACGGTTTTGGGAAGCTACATTAAAGAGTGTAAAAAGTTCTTATAGGAAATGGGTACATTTATATGAAGCATGCCGATATGGAGTTAATATTGATAAGTATATACATAAAGTCGATCAAGGTTCTATTTATACAGAAAAGAGAAATAATAAATTTAAAGATCTTACACCTGAAGAACAGATACAAAGATATGGATATTGGAATATGCAACGAGGAGTGTTCTTTCCAAATTGTTATTTCTATTTCAAAAATGAAGAATATTATTTTGGTGGTTTAATAGCAAGTTCAAGAGTAATTGGTAGTAAACCGAAAACAATTGTTTGTTACATAGGTGTTAGTCCTGGTAAATATATTGAAATTATTACCAAAGGTAAATATATGAATGCTAAACACTATGGTGTAAAAGGAAGAGCAAAACTACTAAACGAACAACAAGGTACATATAGTGCACATATAGCAAAATATTATTAATCTTCGTATGCATGAATAGTATTCATATTTTCATTTTTAAAAACAACTTTACTTCCTTTTTTTGAAGAAAAACAACTACAATAACGTTTAAAACAGTTGGGTTTTTTCTTAGGTGGATCTAATAGTTTTTCTAAATTAGATGACATTCTTTCTTTTCCATATGACCAATTTTCCCAGTACATTTAAAAATATATATATATAAATATTTATATATTTTTCAATTATAGTCTAATTAAGTAAAAATATTATTTATTATTCTTTCGACTTTTACCATTGTTTCTATGTCTTGTAATTATTTTCTTTTCGTTAGATACATGTTTTTTTGTTTTTCTATGTTTTTTCATACCCTTACCACCTGCTCCTGCTGCGTCAACTTTGTTTATACTTTTATTATCTTTTTCATCTTCTATTTTTTCAGAGTCAAATAAACGCTCAACTTCCGCAGGAAAATGGCTATATTCTTTTTCATATTTATTGAAAAACTTCTTTTTGATCAGTTCTGGATCTTTAATTTTGGTAGGATCACTGTTTTTTTTATTATGGTTCTCCACATATCCAATATAATTTGTTAAAAAATAATCAACTTGATCTAAACTGGAAAAAGGCATTTGTTGATTGTTCACAATTACGCGGAAATCAGAAATATGAGAACCTCGGTTATTTGGTTTATTACTTCTAAAGAATTGCATTGTAGTTTTAATTTCACGATCTTTCTTGGTTGGTTTAAATAAATTTTTTAAGAAATCTCCAAAATATACAGTTAAATCGGGTATATCATATTTATAACAAGTATCTAATAGTTTTCCTTCGAATTTACGATCACTAATATTTTTAACATCAACACCTTTTTGTTCTAATGATTTAATAATACCTTCACCCTTATCGTCGAAAATTTCTATTTTATAAATTTCTTTTTCTTTATCATCTTTTTTATTAGTTTTTGGCATAATATAAACTTAGTTATATTATGTAAATATTTTATTCTTTATTAAAATATATTTTACGTTTTTTAAATACTTGCATATCAGGTATTCGTTTTTCTATAAAAAAATCAAGTTTTTCTTTGCTATTTTTAAATATTTTGTTCTCAACACGATTTGTCAACATAGTAATAATCATAAATAAAGAATACATTCCACATTCATTGTTTCCACGTTGATGAGAAAAATTATTTGTATCGTAATATTGAAATTT